GTTAGGTGATTTAGATTCTAAACATGACCATCCTGGTACAACACCAAGATATGATTCAACCCAAAATCTTACTAACCACTATTCTAAGTTCGCTGATGTATGGGATAAATTATTAGGTGACTTAGATAGCCAACATGACCATCCTGGTACTACACCTAGATATGATTCAACACAAAATTTAACTAACCATTACTCTAAGTTTGCTGACGTATGGGATAAATTATTAGGTGACTTAGATAGCCAACATGACCATCCTGGTACTACACCAAGATATGATAGTACTAAGAATCTTACTAACCATTACTCTAAGTTTGCTGATGTATGGGACAAGTTGTTAGGTGACTTAGATAGCCAACATGATCATCCTAGTACTACACCAAGATATGATAGTACTAAGAATCTTACTAACCATTACTCTAAGTTTGCTGATGTATGGGATAAGCTATTAGGTGATTTAGACTCTAAACATGATCATCCTGGTACTACACCAAGATATGATTCAAATAAAAGTTTAACAAATCATTATTCTAAGTTTGCTGATGTATGGGACAAATTATTAGGAGATTTAGATAGCCAACATGAACATTTACAAACTACACCTAGATATGATAGTACAACTAAATTAACAAATAAAGTTTCTATCAATAGTGATATTTGGGCTAAAATGTTAGGAGATTTAGATAGTCAACATGAACATGATAATACAAAAGAACCATATAATTCTAATGAAATGTTAACAAATAATGTAAGTAAGAATAAAGAAATATGGAAGAAGATATTTGATGATTTAAACTCTCAACATAATCATGATAAAACAGAAAAACCATATAAAAAATAAAAGAGCTCTTAATGAGCTCTTTTTTAATAATTAGAATAAAATTTTTCATTATCAGTCATTTCTGAATCAGGATCATTAGGAGATATATCATGTAGTTTAATTTGATTTCTAAATTCACTAATGATTTGGTCATTTCTAATTTCTGATTCAAGGTTAATAATAGGATAATTAGAACAAACTTTAATATTCAATGTAATGTTCTTTTGGTTAACTTCAGGAGATGACATATCGATTTTATTTATTTCTGGATTAGTATTTCCAGGAAATTCAATCGAACATTCTATAATTTGTCCTAAATAGTTTATATTAAAATATTTTTGGAAAACAATCTTATCCATTAATTCTTGTAAAAGAATAATTTGTTCATTAAATGTACTTAATACATATTTAAGATCTAATGATAATTCAATTGGTAATCTTCTAATTTCGGCATTATAACCATTTATTTGCTCTTGGCCACTTCTTCTTTCATAATTACCTCTTGCATAAGGTTGTGTTAGTTCTTCCATAGGAATATTTATATCTTGAAGCTCTATTAAACATCTTGGCATATGCATGTAAATTTCATTATCACCTGTGGTTTCACACCATTTAAATTCATAATCAGTTTTTTCAACATACATATATGATGAACCAGTATTGAAGATAAAATGATTTATAGGTTTATTGTAAAGAACAATATTTCTATTTAACCAAGAAATAAGACCTTTAATTAAAATTGAAAAAAATCTTTCATCACGATTATATAAATCATCAAATTTCTCCAATTCCCAAGGTCTGATCCAAATATCTTTATCTTTATTAAAAACATTATGAACTTTAGTATAAAATTTTCCTTTACCTTGTTCCATTTATCATAAAATTATTTTATTAAATAAAAATAATTTCTATTTTTTAAAAAACATTATCTTACAATATGGATATAGTCAATATCACAGATATAGAAGATTTAGTTTTATCAAAAGTAAAAGTTGAAAAAATATTAAAAGAAAATGAGAATATTGAAAAATTAGAATTAGGAGATTATATTAATACTTATTGTAATTTATCAAAAAATTCTTTTCTTTATTATGGTACTCCTTATCCATTTGGGTATTTAAGTATTTATGGAGAAGATTTTCTATATGTTACTGAAAAGGGAAAATATTTAGATGTACTTATAGAAAAACTTAAAAATATTAAATTCGATATGTCAAAACTTAAACCTATAAGTACTTTATCTATTGCGGAGAATTATGAGGCAGTAACAAATGGGGAGTTTTTTATAATCAACGGAAAATATTATGAATAAAACACACAGGTAATTAAAAATATGTTAAATGAAGAAATATATATTTTAACATTTTTTAATTACCTGTGGGCTTTCTGCATATATCAGAGTTAAATAAAATATAAACTATCTAATTATACTTTATTCGTCTTCATCTTTATCATCATCAGGATTAGCTATCTTATCTAATGCATCATTAAATTCTCCAACCTTTTCAGCAAATGCTTTAGTTTTTTGAGCATATTCTTCATTTTCTGATCTCTTATTAGAATTTCTGATAGTTTCAGCATATTGTTGAAGGATATCTTGAACAGTATCAAGTTTAGCCACATTATCTTTATTGATAGTTACTGTAACTTTTTGGTCATCAACTTCTACTCCCTCTTTATCTTGAATTGATTCAATAGTTTCTTTAGCATTTTCTAAATCAGTAAAATCAAAAGTAATAGAAGCAGTATCTTTACCTTCATTAATTTCTTGTGATGATTCAATAATAAAATCTTGTAATCTTTTCATTATCTATATCTATTATTTTTATTTTTATTACCACATAGCTTTATCATATAATCTCATAAAAGCTTCTTCTGTAAATTCTTTAGAATCCCAGCCATCTTGTAAATCAATAAATGCTTTAAGACGTTCCCAATCTTTCTTTTTACCTTTGGTTATGTCATTATGCATAAATTTAAGCCAACCAACTAATATTGACATTTCATCTTCTTTAAGATTTTCAATATTATATTTATTACCTACTTGGCTTGATTCATTTATTTTTTCGTTTAAACTTTTCATTCGTATCTATTATTTTTATGTTTATCTTTTCTATTATATTTACTTCTATCTCTAAAAGTGTGATTATATGAGATAGGTTTACCATGAGCGGCTATTTCTTCTTCTCTTGAACCTCTTTTGTGAGCTTTCATTGCATCTTTATTTATATTAGTTTTTGAACGAATAACGGTTTCATATATTCCTCCATCCTCATCAAAATAGTCTTCAAGATAATTAGCAATATTCTTCATAGTCTTTACAAATTTTTTTATTAAAATTTAAGTTTATTTCCACATGATGGACAAGTAGCTTCATAAATATAAGCTTTTGGTTCTGTTGAAACTTTAAAATCTCCAGCTTTTACAGTACCTGAAAATTTACAACCACAATATTGACATTCAGCTGTCATAACGGCTTCATTCCATTTTGGATTACCTTCTTTTAATATTTCCATAATTAAAATTGTAAACTAAGCAATAATTCGGCAAATTGCTTACCATATATTTTTATTTTATTTGTATTTTCTTCTATTTCACAATTCTTAACCCAATTAAGAACTTTCTTATAATTATCTAAGATCGAATAATTATTTACATTTTTAGTTTCTAATTCTGAACATAAACAATGATTATTTGTTTCTGAAAAATTCAAACTAAAATTCATACCTTCCAAATCTTCTATTAATTTATAAAGGTATTCAATTAAATCTTCATTAGGTTCATCATCCACAAACATAAAGTTATTATAAAAATCAATATCACTTAACATTTGAATTAAATATAAATACATAGATTGTTTGTATGCACTTATACAATCCATATTAGTTGTTAAACCTGTGGCAGTTTGTGAACTAATTCCTGTTGTGGTAATTGTACTATTACATCCACAACTTTTATATGCTCCAGTATCTGTATAATCATATAAAGATGATTGCAATATTAAACTAAGACCACGAACTACACAATCAGTTTGGCCATTAGCATAATATTCAATTACTTTTTGATAGATTTGTGTTTTGACATCTTCTAAATTTTGTACTTCAGCATAGACATTAATAATATTCATAAATGTTTGATAGAAATTAAGAATCATATCTTCTTTTATTTCCTTTTCTATCAATTCATTTAATTTTGCATAATATTCATATTTATTAGAATCAATCCTATCAAAATGATAAAGGTCTAAATCATCTTTTGTAACTATTTCATAATTTAGGCTTTCTTCATCAGAATTATTATCATCATTCAAGAATTTAGAAATTATATTTGCATCTTCTAAAAATTCTTTTGTTAATTTAATATAAATACCATTATCAAAATTTTCTATGTATGTTTTATCTTTATCATAACCTAACAAAGGTATAAAAACATAATATATAGAATCTTCATTTTGATATATAATTGAATTAATATGATATAATAAATTTAAGTTTTTCATTCTTCTTTTAATCTATTTAATTGATTTTTAATATCATTTAATGTATAGAAAAAATCATTTTTTGCTAATCTTTCTTCTTTATCAATAGCGTAACTCCATTCATTAGGTAATTTGTTTAATATTACTTCTAATACATATAATTGTCCATTTAAATATCTATCGACTCCTTCTACAACTTCTTCATATTTAGTTTGTGGAATATAGAATAGCTTTTTTTTCTCATCAACTTGATATTCTCTATAAATATTATCAATGTCATCTACATAATCATTTTGATAATCATAAATATTATTATATATTTTAAAATTAGGATTTTGAGTATCTTCACCAGTATAAGATATTTCTGGTTCTGGATTTAAATAATATGATAAATCTTCATCTAATGGTTCTTTATAATCAGCAAATAAGCTATTAAAAGAAAAATCCATTGTATCTGATTTTGAATATTCTTTGAATTTTTTACCATCTAATTCGAAATCTCTTATAATTGATTTGTCATTAGATACATTATCATTATAAAAATCTACTATAAATTCTTGATAATGATTTGGTATATATTCATATATGTCATTATAATCTATAATAATTGTTAAATGTTTATCAAAAAGATCTTCTGGCAATTGATCGGTTATTTCATCATATTCTATTAATTCACCATTAGCATCATATTTTCTTTTTTTACGAAAGTAAAATGTATAGACTTTTTGGTTTGCCATTAGATAATATTTGCATTTATTAAAAATAATATTTTAGTTTTATTTTTAAATAAATATATAATTAGAAATAATGATTGGAGCACATGATACATTCACTTACTTGAATGCACAAGATATTGCGATAAATTTATTTAAGAAATATTGGAGATGTCAAAAATATAGTCCAGAAATTCTTTATCATAATTATGGTGTAAGGTTTTTTGATATAAGACTTTGTAAAAATACTACAGCTGGTGTTACTGGGTTATTAGGAAGATTATTCAAAAAGAAGAAATTTACTTGGGCAACAGCTCATGGATTAGCTGAATTTAGACAAGAATTTGCTAATTTTGAAGAAGTATTAAAATACATGCAATCTAAATTCCCAGAAGCTCAATATCGTGTTGTATTGGAAAGATGTTCATCAGAAGAAGTTAAAGAATTTAAAAAACAAACTAATGAATGGATAAAAAATGATGGTAAAAAATTAAAAGATAAAAAATATAATTGCTCTTGGATTGGTATTAAAAAACCTTGGCAAAGTTTATATATAAATCAAAATTTATACCCAAGAGAAGTTCATGATTATTGTTGTAGATTATTCAATTGGGATACTTCTAAAGATTTAAAAACTAATATAAAGAATTTTAGAGCTGATTATACTCTTGAAAAATGGGCAAAAATATATAACCCAATATTAACAAAAGAACAAAAAGTAGATCCAAATGTTTTATATTTTGCAGATTATATAGGTTTATATGGAATAAGATAAGAAATGGGAGCATTAAGCTCCCATTTTCATTAAATAAATATCTGATCTACTTGTATTCCATTCTTCTTCAAAAAATCGAGTCCTTCTGTATTTCTATATGTTTCATTATAACATACACGTTTAATACCAGCTTGAATAATAATCTTAGCACATTCAAAACAAGGACTTAATGTAACGTAAAGTGTTGCATCTTCTGTTGAACTTAGCCATTTAGCACATTTTGAAATGGCATTTGATTCAGCATGCAAAACTTCTTTTTTTGTAACTAATTTTCCATTTTCATCATGATATTCACAACAATTATCATATCCTGTTGGAGTACCATTATAACCTTGTGATATGATTTGTCCTTTAGGAGATACAATAATACATCCTACTTTATTTCGTTCGGCATAACTTAATTTTGACAAGACTTTAGCCATTTCCATATAAACCTTGTCATAAATCATCTGTCTTTCTTTACTTATCATCTTCATTTAAATTTAAGTTGCCAATATGTGTTTTTATAAAATGATAAAATAATCCTCTATTTGTATTTGATTGATAATTATATTTTATCGGGCCTAATCGTGTTTCTCCATAAGGATTATGATGATTAGCTGTTGTCAAAAAATATTCCTCGGCAAACAATAATTCTTTAATAGCTTGCCATCTTTCAATAATCTTCTTAATCATAATCAATCATTTTTTCACAAGTTATAGTATGTATTTTTGATGTAAACTCATCTATGATTGGATAAACATCTTCTGAATAAACCCAATTTTTATCTTCTGAATTATTTATTAAATTACAAATATCTTTAACACATTTATCTATTAATTCTTGATATGAACCACTCCACTTACCCATAATTATCTAAATTTCCTATCTGGATGTATCATATTGTTACATTGAACAGCATCTATTTCTCCTTTAAGATATTTCCAACAATACCAATATTTTTTAAGACGTTTTTGTTCATAATCTCCAAACTTATCAAGACGTCTTACATCCATATTATTTTCTAAATCATAAATCTTAACAAGACGTCCTATATCATTTTTTCTTGCTCTTTCTATGAAGTCAAAATAATATTGTTCTTCTTTTTTTCTAGTAACCGATTTGATTGCATTAATTATCTCATCATCACAACCAATTTCATGAAGTTCATCTTCTGTACATTCAGTATCTTCAAGAATATCATGAAGAAGTGCAACAATTACTGCTTTTCTATAATAAGTTGCCAAACTAGAATCATTATCTAATACTTCTCTATATTCTTCTTTAAGAATACCATCTGCAACAGAATAAAGGTGTTTTTGATAATCATTTCCACCTTTATCTTTTTTACCTTTAAAATATTTATTTAAAAGCTTTATAACTTTAATTTCTAATTCTCTAAAATCTTTATGTGTCATAAATTATTATTTTATAACTTCAACAAATGTATCATATCCCCCATATTCAAAGTTGTGACGAAGTTTAACCTTATCACCAATATCAACTTTATAATACCAAGGGCAACGACGCTGAGTAATATATCTATTATTATAATCATAATAATAAATTCGTTGTTTGCCACCTTTTGAATCAACAGTAGTTACATATTCAATAGGTTTATGATATTTATAAATTACTGAATCTTCATTAAAAGGATTAAATCGTACCTTCCAGTAATATTCGGCATTTTCTTTTAATATGTAATCTGGTTTCTGATTTGTAAGATTACAAGATGTAAGTAAAACTAATGAAAGTACAATTAAAATAAAATATTTCTTCATCTTCTTTATTATTTACATAATTAATATAGTATTTATTTTTTAAAATTCAATTTAAAATTATTATTAAATAAAGAAATATTGACAATTATGAATAACTATGATCCATATTATTATCAAATAAAAGATGATAAAGGAAATGTAACAGGTGAAGGTAGAAGAAAAAAAGGAGATTTTGATGGATGTGGAAAAATATCTTCAAAAGATATTATATTATTCTATTTAGTATATGAAAACCAAAATGATCCTAAATATCAACAATATTTGCCTGTTGCTGACATGAATGATGATGGAATAGTAGATGATATAGATTTGAAATTATTTGAAAAAATGATAAAATAAAGAGAAGATATTAATCTTCTCTTTTTTCTTGGTATTGATCTATCTTTTTATTTATAGCTTCAAATTTATCTTGGGCAATACCTACTTTTAACCCGGTACTTAAAATGATTTGATAATAATCAATATATTCTTCTGGTGTAGGACCTATTTTTTCATAAATTTCATTAGTTATAAGTTGTGCATATAATTCTATTTCTTCTGGTGATGAACTACCATTAATTTCTAAAAATTTACCATCTTCAGTTTTTAATGGCATAAGAGAAGATTTATACGAAGCTAATAGTTTTTCATAATTATTCTTCCATTCTATATATTTTTGATTTTTAGAATGTTGGTGTTCTAATGAAAAAATAGATTCTATATTTACTCGATAATTATCTGTTAACCAAACAAAATTCATAATTACATATTAATAGTCATACCACCTTGTACTGCCATTTCTTGGTTAATAATACGACCTTCTTTATTTGATTTTTTTACTGGTTCAGTTTTTACTTTAACTTCTTCTTTTAATTTATTAATCTCTTCTTGAGGAACATTTTTCCAAGTAATATTAACTGATTCTGTTAATTTTTGTAATGCTTCCATGAAGAATTTCATTTGTTCATATTCACCAATAATTTCTTCATAATCCCTTGCTGTTTCTTCATAAGCTACAGCATTAATTTTTAATTCCTCATATTTTTCTTTTAATGCATCATAATCTGCTTGAGCAGCTAATTTTTCATTTTCACAATTATCATAAAGTTTATTTAGCTTTTCAAGTTTTTCATTTACTTCATCTAATAAAGCTTTATTGGCAGCAGCATTTTTTCCTTCTTCTTCAATCTTTTTCTTTAATGTTTCAATTTGAGTTTCTTGCTCAGTAAATTTCTTAGTATATTCATCATTTAATGATTGTACTTTTAATTCTGCTTCTCCTTTTGCAATATCATTTTCTTTATATTTATTTTGGAGACCTTCATAATTATCTTCTAATTCATTATAACGTTTCAAATCTCCATCATGTAATTCTTTTAATTCAGCATACTTTTTACGAAGCTCTTCATATGCCGCTTCAGAATTCTTTAATTTAGATTCTAATTCAGGAACTTTTGTATTAATTACTTCAGAATTAAACTTTTCTTGTTCTTTAAATTGGTTTGCAATCTTTTCCTTTTCAGCAAATACTTCATTATAAGTATCTTGAAGAACTTTATATGCTTTTTCTTTTGAATCTATATTATTTTCTAATTTCTCAATAACCTTTTGTTTATTTGCAGCAACATTTTCAAAATTTTCTGATTTTACTTTTAATTCTTCATTTTCTTTTGTTAATGCTTCTATTTGAGCTTTCTGTTCTCTGAAAAACTTAGCAGCATTATTAAGTCTTTCTGTTAATTTTGCATTATCTTGTTTTAATTTCTCTATACTTTCCATAATAATAGAAATATATTTTGTATTTAAAATAGAAAAAGGAATTGAACTAATTCAACTCCTTTAAATTATTATGCTATTACTGAATAATATAATTCATCAGTATCTTCTTCTATTAAATCACTATGATAACCACAATAAGGGCACATTTCTTGGTCATTTATTAAATCATGATCTACTAACCATTGACAATGTGGATTTCCTTCATAATAATCTTTTATCTCATCTTGTGTAAGTTCTCTTCCACAATATGCACATTTTTTAGTTCCTTCAAACCTTCTCCTCATCATAATCAATATTTTTACCCATAATTATACTATCAGCATCTAAACATATCATCTTTGTTACAAAATTAGATATATCATCAGTAGTGTTCTTGTTTTCTTTCATTACTCCTTTATAGAATTTTAATACATATTTTCTGACTATATCCATATATTTATACCAACAATGACGTGCATCAGTAAAACCTTCATCAAAGCCTGCCCCATAAACATGTTTGATAATTTCATAAAGATCATCTTTGATCTCTTCAAATTTATCTTCTCCAATTTTTCTTCGAACATTTGCCCATTCATCCCAATCAAAAAATGTCCAATCTTTATTTACTTCTTCAAATGGTCTAATCATAGTTTTTTATAAAAATCAAAATTCTTAAATTGTTCTTGATGATATTTTTTTAATTCTTTTAATTTATTCATCTTGTTTTGAAGTTTTTCTATTTCTTTTTCAAGATTTATAAATATAACACCAAAATATTTTTTATAATACTCTTCTGCATATTCTAAACATGTTGTCATTTGATGATCCTTACCTGTATCATTATATGAAATACCTGGCCAAAATCTTTGAGGAGTTCCATCCCAATCCGGACCACACCAATAATCTGTTTTAGGATTATAATTTATTGGTATGATATGACATTCATATTCATATTTATTAGGACCTGTAAATGTCATATCATCAACTAATTCATATTTACAAAATATAGGTTGAAATTTTTTATAATCTTCTCCAACCCAATATAAATGATCTCCTTTCTTAAGGTCTTTAAATTTTGTATTTTTATTTGCCATTTAATAAGATTTCATTATTCGATCTAACTCACGTTTGTTATCTCGATCTTTAATATCATTTCGTTTGTCATAATTATGCTTACCTTTACAAATACCTATTTGAATTTTAATAAGTCCTCTATAAATATACACTTTAAGAGGAATGATGGTATGTCCAGGAAGCATTGTTTTTTGATTAATTTTTAATATCTCCTTTTTATTTAAAAGAAGTTTACGTTCACGTTTTTCTTCATGATTTGTGAATTTATCAGAGTCATATTTTGATATATGAGAGTTCTTCAGCCACATTTCATTATTAGTGGATATATAGCAATAAGCATCACTAATATTAGCTTTACCTGCCTTAACAGATTTAACTTCTGAACCACATAATACTATTCCAACATTATATGTTTCTAATATATCATAATCATGTCTTGCTTTTCTATTTAATATTTCCATATTATAAAAATTTAATAATATTTAAATAGAAAAAAGCTCCAAGTTTTTCAACTTAGAGCTTAATCTAATATATAATATATTTAATGTCTGATTAACCGACATAAGTATATGAAGTTTCTTCTTCAATATTAGGAACATTAAATGTATAATCTTTAGATCTAGAACCTTGGCTTCCGTAATAAACAACACATCTAACTTTAATTACTTGTACAGAACCTGAATGGTTATTATTAGTTACTTTACAAGTAGTTCCATTATTAGATAATGAAGCATAGTCATGACCATTTACAATATACCAATCAATACTACTCCAGTTTCTTGCTACACTAGTTTGTGGTTTAGCTTGTATATTGATTATACATGATTGTGGTGAACCTGATGTAGCATTACTATTAGTTGCTTTTAATGTAACTGATTTGTTAGCTCCATAAGTTGTTATTGTTGCTTTACCAGGAACACATTTCAAAGAACCATCATTATAAGTAATGGTAGGATCATCTATAGAAATGCCTTGATGATCAACAGCAATATTATTAGCGGTAACTTTAGTAGAACTACCTGTTGATGAACTTATAGTAGCATATTGTGTATCACCAGTTAATGACCATTGTGTATTGCTAGCACTACCCTTTGTTAAAGAAGCTATAACAGTTTTTGTACCGTTCCATGCAATTGTGTCATAATTGTCATCGATACTAAATATATATTCTGGTTCTTCTGGTTCTACATAAGTATAAGAAATAGGAGCTTCAGGACAGAAAGCTGTTACTGTAAATGAAGTACGAACTGTTTGAGAAGTTACTCTATTTCCACTTATTAAACCATTATCAACAGTAGTAGGTAATTGATATCCATCATTAGGAGCAATATACCATGTTGCGGTTTGACCATATTTTACAGTTTTTACCTTAGAACCTTCTGTAATAGTACCATTAGTAACATTTAATGTAACATTATATTGTCTAGTAGTAGCAGTAAATTGAGCTGTAAAGTTTGTATCTGACCAAATAGTTATTGTACTACCAGCTTGATAAACTGTGCCATCTAATTCATTTTTCCAACCATTAAATGTATAAGAATATTGAGATGTAGAACTCTTACCTGCTGATGGTAATGTTATAGTTTTACCTTCTGAAACAGATCCACCCTTAAATGTACCAGAAATAGTATCATATCCACTAAATGTTACATAAGCATCATTAACTTCTTCCGGTTCTGGTTCTACATAAGTATAAGAAATCTTTTCTTCATATACAGCTTCGAAGCTAATACTTCCACCAGAAATTATACTAGGTGTAACAATAACTTGAGCTCCAGCTTTATAGATATAATTTTTAGCCCTATTTTTCCAACCAACAAATGTATATTCTTCTTCATCTACACCGTCATAAAAAGCAGGCCATAAAGTTATAGTATGATTCATTTTTACATATTGAGGTTCTTCATTAAGCTTAATTCCACCAACTTCAGCATCATAATAATATACAGGATATTGTTGTTCTGGTTGCATGTAGATATCATAACCAATACCATATTGTGTACCACGATTTGTACCATCTGATAAGTATGCATATCCATTTTCAACATTATATTGTGATGCATCTACATATGAAGCAGCAACTTTAATTACTACCCAATTTGATCCTATTTGATATTCAAAATCTGTTGTATTAGTATTAGTTATATCTATTTTATGGGTATAACTACCTGTTATTCTAACACGTTGGTCATAACGTGAATTAGATTCTGGTACTAATTGAATTGTACAAGGAACACTTGTAGTAAATGTAATAGTAGCTGTTGAACCATAATCCAAAGAATCACCATGAAGACCAGTAATGGATTTACCTGAAATTATAATATCACTTTTTTTACTTGGTATAGGGAGATTATTAATTCTATTTAATAATTCATGATATTTAGCATAAAATGAACTAGATCTAAGTTTACTATTAGAAGAGCCCAAATTATCTACTTTACCAGCTGCAAGTAAAGCTTCTAATAATTCTGGTGTAGTATTAATAGTATATGTATTTCCATTAAAAGTTAATTGGGCACCAGACCAGTTCAAAAATAAAGCAGGAAGAGTTAAATTATTAAATTTGTTTTGATTAGAACTATTAAATTCTATAACATTTGATGTGACTATTTTTCCAGTAGAACCATCTATAAGGCCATTTGGGTGGTTATTATCTTTTATATTACTATATGCATTAGCTGTACCAATACTATATCCATCTTTATTGGCTAAATCCCCAAAATTAGTAAAATTAATAGATATGTTTTTTGCTTGAATTTGTTGTGCCATATTTGATAATTCAATATTTTTATAATTTAATTACCAATATATGATTGTTCATATTGGGCAATTTTTTCTTCTAATTCTTGAATTTTATTATAAACTACTGATGCACGTATTGGTAAATTTGAATTTGTTAATGTTGTGGCAGTTTGACCTGCTGCAAGTAAAGCTTCTAATAATTCTGGTGTAGTATTAATAGTATATGTATTTCCATTAAAAGTTAATTGTGCACCAGACCAGTTCAAGAATAAAGCTGGTGTTGGTAATTTCTCTGCTAAATTTTGACTAGTAGTATTAATTTTAACAACATTAGTGGTTTTAACTTTATTAGTTGTACCATCTACAACAGTAGAAGTACCATAAGCTTGAGTTGTACCAATACTATATCCATCTTTATTAGCTAAATTCTCAAAATTAGTAAAATTAATAGATGTATTTTTTGCTTTAATTTGTTGTGCCATAATGTTTAATATATATTTATTTAATTAAAATAAGCAGTAATAGAATCATTAGTATTATTCATTTTAAATATTGTAAATGAATTGCCACCAATAGATACATTATTAGTTATTGTATATTGAGTAGTAGGTACTTGGTTAGTATTAAGTGAATCATACATTGCAGTTATATTCCATGATTGTGGGAATGCAAAGTACCAAGTATGGTCATTCAAATCTTCATCTACTAATATAACTTTAGTACCGGTTATTGATGTAGCTGTAGTCCATGTATCAAATGATGTCTTAGTTTGTCCAACTGATGTTAATGTTGCTGGGTCTGTATCACCTTTAAACCACATATTATCATCAAATTCTGGGATTACTTCAGAACCACCTTGTTCATTTTGTGTCCATTTGGCAATATATGAAATATTACTATCACCTATATTAGTAACAGGAAGTACAATATGTTCACCATCAATAGTCCAACCATTAAATGTATATCCTTCCTTTTCTACAACAGGAGTTTCAACAACAGTACCAGTTACACCATTTACAGTCTTAACAATTTTTCCATCATTAGAGAATGTAATAGTATAAGTTTGTGGTTCTTCTGGTTCATCAGGAACAACAACATCTTCATGATCTAATTGAGAAGTTTCATAAGCTTCAAGAACATCGGATGCTTCATCAGCAAGTATTTGTAATTGTTGTAATTTAGCAACAATATTATTAATTACTGCTTTTAAAGTTTGATCTTCAGCTACAGTTTGTTTATAATCCTCTTTATCAGCTTTAGCAACTCTTAAATCACTCTTAAGTGTAGAAATTTGAGAATCGATTTCAGCAGTAGATTCACCATTCAAAACAGCTTTAGCTTGAACCTTTTCAGCTTTCTTGATTTCCATTCTAATTTCAGTTATTGCTAATTCCTTTTCTAATTTAACATTTTCTATTTCCGCAAATTTTTCTTTATAGATAATGTTATATTCCAAAAGTTCAATTTCGGCTTGAAGCATTTCTTTAGCAACACTATCACCATCATCTTCTACAATTTTTTCGATTTGAGCTACCTTTTCTTCTTTAACTTGATTAAGTTCATTAATTTCTTTATTAACTTCATCAACTTTAATAGATTGTTTTACATAATCTTTCTTATCATTAATAGCATCAGGATTAACTGTATAAATCTCTTTTAATTTATCAAGATTCAAAGAAGTTCCTTCAAATGCATTATTACCAATTGTAACAGATATTTCTTTGCCACCATCTTCGTTAGTTTTTTCTGGTAACTTAACATCAACGATAGTATCTATATTCTTGAAAATTCCTTCAGGAATTTCATTACCCTTAAATTCAATCTTAACATTTGCTTGTCCAGTAAAACCTTCTGGTAATTTATAAATACCATTATTAGCAATAAGAGTATTGATTTCATCAACAGTCAAGGCTTTACTATTTATTTGAATCGCTTTAATTTTATTTGTTGCCATATGAATTATGATTTTTTTATAAGAAGTCATAACAGTCTAGCGACTGTTATGACATTTATATTTTTATTAACCAACGTTAACAACTTGGATTTCCCCATTATCATCAGGAGTATGAGTTACTTCAACAGCATTATTTTCATCTACTTCTGGGTTATTATATAAGTAACCTGAAGATGAAGGAGTTGTTTGAGTAGCTGGTTCTTCTGGAACATCAGGAGTATCTGTGTGATAGTTACCACTTACAATATCAGAAATAAGTTGTCTTGCTTGTTCACTCAAAAGATGTTCATAATAAGGAGTGTATTGACCATTTTCTCTTTGTGAGTTGATTTCTGCTTGATCTTGACCATAGCTTTCAAGCCATTCATGGTCATCAGAGTTAAGCATACCATCACCATTAGTATCGATTGCTTTAACCAATGCTTCTTTATCTTCTTTAGAAAGTTTCCAGAAGTTCTTGATAAGAACTTTCAATATTGCCACATCATTTTTATCGATTTGCCCATCAGGGATTAATTCACCATCGGCGTTAGCAAAGTCAGTGAAGAAACGTTTTGTTGTATCACCTTCATCAGATGTTATAATATCCTCATTGAAAATTGGATTTGTAAATGAATTCTTATCTTCTGTAGCATTAAGTTCGAATTCTTCTTCTGGGTAGTTGTCATTGATATATTCAACAATCTTAAGTAATCTCTTAGTGAACTTCTTAAGACGAGCATTAAATTTACCAACAATAGCATTGTCTTTACCACCAGCGAATGAATCAATAATAGTTTGAAGTAATTCAATGTATGCTTCTATCATTGAAATACGTTCATTCAAGATATCAGTAGTAAGTTTAACATCAACACCAAGAACATTAAGTTTTAAGATATATTCCTTATGCTTAGTAACTTTGTTATTGTAACCAGCAACTTCCATTGCTTCAGATAAATTGGCTTGAGCTAATTCAATCAATTCTTGTCTTCTAGCTTTTTGCTCATCTGTCAATCCATCTTCCTTATATAATGACATCATTTCTTCATATAATGATGGTGAATCTAAAGCTTGTGCTAATAACTTCCAAGAAATATGATCCATTACACCATAAACAATTTCAACATTACCAGCTAATTGCCAATACTTACGTAATGTCTTCTTCAATTGTTTTCTAATATATTCTTGCTCAAGTTTTTCTTTTTGATAACCACTAAGAATACCAGCTAAAGTACCAATGATTAAAGTAGTCTTTTCTTTAAGCTTCATATTAAATTTATTATATATTTTTGATTTATTTCAAAGTTTACATATAAAAAGTTATTTTTATATATAATATTTTCTTATTTAATAATAATATATTGGAAGTAACTAAACAAATAAATTTTAAAAATTCATGATATTTGGAAATTTAAATCGAGTTTTGGAAGGTGAACAATCTATCTTTGAGGCTGTTCAAGGAAACTTTCAAAATTCTTATGATGATATAAAAAATGCAAGTTCAGGTATCAAAAAACCAACCAAATGGTCTAAGATTTTAACATCATTAGCTCACTATGGAATGAACTATGATGATAAAGTTTATCAAAACATGGTAGCTGTACCTGCTGATAAAGCTTTACAACCAAAGGATGATGTTCTTCTTCAACAAACTATATATGGTGCTTCAATGAACAATTGGAGACAAAAACAAGAAGAAGAAAAACCATTCTCACAAAAAACATTAGAGCAAAAAAGAGAAGTTCTTCGTAAATTGGCTATGCAACCAGAACTTGAAGATATTCTTGATATTATGTCTAATGAAGCAATTGTTTATGATGATGAAGAATCATATATTTGTAAACCATTCTTAGATACAGGTCTTATTCAAGATTTAAATGAAAAATCAGCTGAAGAAATTCGTGCATCTATTGATACATCATTTTATAAAATGTATATGTTGCTTGAATGGAAGAAAAATGCATGGGATGACTTCAAGAGATTTTTGATTGATGGTGTAATGGCTTATGAAATCATTTATGATGACTTAGTAAATCCTAAATCAATTATTGGTATCGTTGACCTTGACCCAGCTACTTTGACAAAGACTGTTAATGATGGTATTACCTATTGGGTGCAATTTAAAGATGTTATTGGTCGTGAAAGAACACTTCTTGATTCACAAGTTATTTATATAAAATATGAAGATTCTGGTGTATCGACAAGACAATCATATCTTGAACGTTTGATACGTCCTTTCAATTTATATCGTATTGTGGAACAAGCACAAGTTATTTGGACAGTTACTCAATCTTCATTTAAAACATTATTTACTATACCTGTAGGTGGTATGAATAAAGCTAAAGGTATGCAAACTTTAGCACAAGCTATGAATAGATATAAAGAAGATATATCATTCAATACAGAAACTGGTGAATTACAAGTCAATGGCCGTGTAAACTTACCATTCAATAAAGAATATTGGTTGCCAGAAAATGAGCAAGGTAGACCAGAAATTGAGACACTTGTTGATAATGGTCCTCAATTGAATGACTCAGACCAAATTAAGTATTTCGAATCTAAACTTTATAAAATGTCAAAGATTCCACAATCTCGTTTTGATAAAGAAGCACAAGCTACATGGTTTGGCTCTGACCCAACACAAGCATTACGTGACGAAATTGATTTCTCTCGTTTTGTAACTCGTCTTCGTAATGCTTTTGCTGAAATATTACTTAAACCACTTAAGATTCAATTAACTCTTTCAATACCTGATATCAAGAATGATAAACGTATTCTTGATTCAATTTCATTAAGATTTAATTCTTATAATGCTTTTGAAGAGCAAATGAATATTGAAGTCATGACAAGACGTATTGAATTTATTGGAACAATGAAAGATAGTATTGTTGTAACAAATGATGAAGGTGAAGAAGAGCCATATTTCTCTCCTAAATTCTTAGTTGAACGTTATCTTAAGATGTCTGAAGCTGATCTTGAACTTAATGAAAAGTACAAGAGAGAAGAAAAACTTAAGAAGAAACAACAAGGAGGTGGAGAAGATGAAGAAGCCGGTGGAGAAGATGAAATGGGAGCAGATATGGGATCTGAAGGTGGAGAAGAAACTGGAGGAGGAGAAGATGAAGGTGCAGGAGATATAGATGATGAAATGATGGGGGAAGTACAACCAGAATCAACTGAAACTACACAAGCATAATAATATGAAACAAATAACAAAATTTATTAATGAATCAATATCAAATCCCGTAGAAGATTATCCTAAAGTTGAAACTTTGGGTACAGGAGAATTTGAAGGAATATTATGGGGTCATTGTTTTCTTTATGAAGGACAAAAATATTATTCCGGATTAGGTTGGATGAATATGTTTCCAAGTTATTGTAAAATGGAAATAAATGAAGATAAAGCTATTCCTCGTCAAGTAGATCAATATCAAAGATCTGACTTAAAAAAATTATTTGATTAATAAAAATTTAAAAGATAATATATGGATGTTGCGAATTTTGATTTAGTACCTGGTATAATTATAGATGTAAATGATCCTATGAAATTGGGTAGAATAAAATGTTCTGCCCAAGGTCTTTTTGATCCTAATACAATGGATGAAGATGTTTTACCATGGATTATGCCTATTAAAATGAATAAATATCAAATGTTCTCTAAACAAGAAAAGAATAGAAAAGTTTGGATATTAAATAACAAGAATAACCCAAATGAATATTGGTATTTTACTCATTTTGAAATGATTAAGATTACAGACGATTTAGTTAAAGAAAAATATGATAATGATATTGAAGTTGTAGTATCAAGACCTACTGCTGCTTTATCGGCTCAATTTTCATATGATAATAAAGATGGTTTTATTATCCATTATGATGATTGGAAATGGAATATGACTCCTGATGGTAAAGTAACTTGTCATGGTGACCAAGGTGATATCGATATACGTGAACAACATGTATTTGCTGGAAGAAATTCGGAAGAGCCATTATATGAACCATCAACTTTATGTAATTCATTAAGAACTGTATTTCAACAATTACAATTTGATTTTGCAATGTTAAAAGCAGCAGCTAGTCAAGAAGATCCATTGTTAGTACCTGGTTTTACAAGTGCAGAAATGCATTGTATGAATGCAGCTAATGGTACTTCTCCTACTACTCCTAAATCTGTTGGTGAAGGAAATGCAGTTAATGCTCAAGGATTTTGTGCAAAAAATGTATCAATTAATTAAATTTAATCATGATGACAATTACAGTTAAAAAATTTGGTCCAGGTTGGACTGCTTATGGACCATCAGGCGATCAAATAGTACAAGGATTTGATAAATCTTATGTAGAAAGAACAATAAAGAATAAATACTTAATATATGAAGATGATGAGATAGGTTGGTGGGGATATGATGACCAAGGAAATCCTATTAAAGAAAGTGATTTGAATATTGTTTGGGAAGAAGAAACTCAACAAGAACAAGAACCAGAACAAGAAGAACCAAAAGAAGAGCAAGAAGAGGAATCAACAGAAGAATCAACAGAAGAAAAACCTCAAGAATCTACAGAAGAACAATCACAACCAGAAACTAAAAGTCAAGAGCAAAATAACCCATCATCTTCTGGAGGAGGATTTGGTAATAATAACGGTAAGGACCCATTAGGTAGATGGGAAGCAATGCCTGATCATCATGGTAAACAATTTATGGAAGGTAAACAAACTTCGGCAATTACACCTGAAGGATATCCTGATGATGAGACTGGTGGTTTTCCATTTATATTTAAAGTAACACATAAAGAAACTAATCATACAGAGCAATATCCTTGTATGGATGAAGCTGAAGCTAATCAAAAGAAATCTTTATTTGAACAAAGATTTAATGATCAAAAAGCTAAACGTTGGCCTAATGGAAAATCTTTAGAAGAAACTTATACATTAGAGATTATACAAAAATCACCTGTAGTAAATAATGATTATTCTGGAGGTGGTGAAAGTGGTGGATCTCAAGACACTTCACAAAGTAATCAAAATCAAAACCAAGAACAAAGTCCTGAAGAAAGATTAGCAGCTAAAGAAGCTGAAGTAGCTGCAAAAGTTGCTAAAGATAATACTAAAACATTAGGGGAATGTATTGCATCTAAAGAAGATATTAATATGGAAGATGCAGCTGCTGAATTAGCCAAAAAATCATCCGAAATGATGGCAAAAGGTTCTATGGCTGTTATATCTGCTATGAGTGGTGCCACTAGTAGTATTAGTGGCTATTCCAATCAACTTACACAACAAGGTACTGATCAAGTAAATAAAGTCGCAGCTGAAGGTTCTGATTATTGCAAAAAACAAAATGATGCAAATCAAGCTGCCGCAGCAGAAAGGGTTAGTGGAGCAACAGCTGCAGCTAATGCCCAAATGAATAATGCAATTGATAGTATGGCACAAGCATCTGGTGCCCAAAAAGGATTAGAGATGGCAAATAAAGTTAATCAAGCATTAGAAGAACAAGCTGCTAAATTAGTAAATGATAAGAAAAAAATGGAAGCAGCGGCAGCAACTAAAGCCGAAGCAGCATTAGCAGCAGCTAAATTAGCAATTATGGCAATGACTGGAATTTCCTTATAATATTATTTTTATATATAATAAAGAATTTAATAATATATGAAAAATCTATCAGAATATATATTTGAAAGTGTAAATAAAGTTTTATATGAGTTTATGGATAAACTCAAGAAAGATAAAGCAATATTTGCCACTGATCAAATCAAAGAAGAATATAATATCAAAGAATTGACTATTACTAAGACAATTCATAATAATGATTCTTATATTACTTTAAATAAAATCATTATGAATAGTAAAGGAAATGGTTTAGGTAGTAGATTTATGAGAGATTTATGTTCTTGGGCTGATGATCATGATATTATTATTTGTTTGACACCAAGTGATACTTTTGGTGCAACATCAATAAATAGATTAAAAAAATTTTATAAGAAGTTTGGATTCGTAGATAATAAAGGGGCAAAATCTGATTTTAACCATAGAGAATCTATGTATCGTAAACCTCATAGTTAATTATGGCTAGTTATAATGAACAGGAATATGATTATAATCCTATTAAAGAACAGATAAATGGGCATGAAGCTGAACGTATCGTTTGGTCAACTAATTCGATTTATAAAGCATTAGAAGGTATACAAAAAGGACAACCATTAAAAGCAACTCCATTTTTAAATAAAAACACTAAGCTTTTAAAACCAGAACTTGTATATAAAAGAACTAAAGATGAGATAGATGATTATATTAAATGTAAAATGGACCCAGTTTATTTTGCATCTAAATGTTACCTTATGACACCTGAAGGTTTGCAACCTTGTGTACTTCGTGATTATCAAATCGAATATTTAAGACATTTACAAAAAAATAGATTTAGTATATTTTTAAGTTGTCGTCAATCAGGTAAATCAACAACAACCGCAATTTATTGTCTTTGGGTAATATTATTTAATACCGATAAGAATGGCCTTATTCTTTCTAAATCAGGTCCAGCTGGTGTTGATTTAGTCAAGAAGATTAAAGATATGTATATGTATCTTCCTTATCACTTGAAGATAGGTACATTAAAATGGAACCAATCAGAAATTTCATTCGATAATAACTCTTCTATTTCAACTGAAGCTTTCTCACCAACTGCTGGTCTTGGTAAAACAATTAACTTCCTTATTCTTGATGAGTTTGCTTGGTGCCCACCTAATGATGTAGAATTATTCTATAGTAACATTATACCTACTGTAACTACCATTTCTGATGCTAATGTATGTATAATGTCAACACAAAATGGATTCAATAAATTCTATGAACTTTGGAAAGGTTCAATAGAAGGTAGAAATATCTATGCACCATTTAAAGTTGACTGGCAACAAGTACCACAATATAATAAGAAAACTAAGAAATGGGAAAGACGTACTCAAGCATGGAAAGATGAAATGGTTGGAGTACTTGGTTCTGAAGAAGCTTTCCAATACCAATATGGTACAATGTTCTCCGCTTCTGATTATTGTTTAGTATCTCGTGAATGTTTATCTGAAATAAGAGATAAAGCTGTATTATGGGATAATAGAATTGAAGATTTACAAGAAGCAGGTTTTAATTTCTTTATTAATCATATACAAAACTTATTTTGGAGACCTGATTTTGACTTAAATGAATTAAGAACAGGTTATTTTGCAATATGTGATGATTTAGCTGAAGGTTCTGGTCAAGACTTTACACCATTTAATATATTTCAACTAATTGAAAAGGATAAATGGAAACATGTAGGTAGATGGTATGCTAATAATGTTGATTTAGAAAATTCGGCATTAGAGTTTTGGCTTTTGGCAGGACAATTATTTAATGATGAACGTTGTATTTGGTCAATTGAATGGAATACTTATGGAGCATTATTCTATAATATTTTAATGAACTTAAACGAACCAGATTATGATGAAAAATCTTCATATAGAAATAATATATGTCCTGATGGTATTGAATTAGGAAACTTTGTAATGTATGAAAAAACTTCAATAGAAGAGCAATTAGTTGGTAAACAAGGAAAACATAAACAAACAAAGAAATATATACCAGGAATTAAATTTACATCAGGTAATAAAGGAACATATTGTTCTTTATTGAAAATGAAATTTGAAAAAGGACAAATTGATACAACTGATTTAATAACTATTGGAGAATTAGAGAACTTTGAAGATAAAAATGGTAATGGTAGTTACAAAGCTTCATCTGGTCATGATGATTCAATAATGACATTTGTACAAATACCAGCTATAGAACAAACACCTAAATATAAAGAATGGGTTGAAGAATTCGAAGCAAGTAAGATAGAAAATAATATAAATAATAATTGGAATAATAACTATACAGGTTTGGATTCACTTCCAACTAATACTGACTTGAATAATATGTATGGTGCATTTATGGGCACAGGATTATATAATAATGATTCAGGTGGTGGCACATTTGATATATTTACAAATCCATATAGATAAAAAATAAAAGAAGGTAATTAACAAATTTATAAAAAGTTTTTTAATATGTTAATTACCTTCTTAATTTTTTCCATAATTAGTTGCTTTGTTGTTTTTATTAACTGTTGCAACTAATAAATATGAATCAGTTCCAATATTTTCGACATTGTTTGGTACTTGGATGTTTATTCTAACATCATCAGGTTCAATCAATTGATCTTCTAAATATTTCTGATCTAATAAATCAATATATAAGATTTTATTGTGTATTGTATATTTTATATTGTCATATAAATCTTTATCATAAGTACGAATATTCACATCTATACTATCACCAGGATATAATTTTACTGTTGATGGTACATTTACAACAATTCTTTCAATATTTGGTTTGTTTGAACTATCATCTATATATTGTGTAGCGTTTGCGTTAAAGCATACAAGTGAATATGCAAAAATAAGTGTTGCTAATAAAAATTTCTTCATAATTGTTTTATATTTTAATATATTTATAAATTTGTTAATTTATAAATTGTGTTAATTACCTTCATTTAATAGAGTTAGATTTTCTTTGATAGAAAATCATCTGTTTTTTTGGTCACATAAATAATTCCTAATAGAAAAATTCCTAATAAAATTGCTTTCATAATTATTTATAAAGATGACCATACATCATTTCAGCTGACTCTTTAAAACCATTTAAATAACCATTTACCACTGTCTTAAAAATTTTCTTTACTGTTTTCATCTTACATCTCATCTTTTTTTACTATAAGCAATGATCCAATAAAAAATGCACCAATTGCAAATAAAATCTCATTCATAACTAATTCTGTATCAAAAAATTAAATTATTATTGTTACAATGAAAAATAGACCCTTTTTAAATAATTGGTATAAAAAATACACTTATTTTAGAAAAAAGTACTTCATTTATTGATGTAAATCAATTTCAGTAAAGTATAAGTAATAAAAAAGGTAGTAATTGATTAGATTACTACCTTTGTAAAATCATATTTAGAATTTTTATTATACAAACTGGATTTTTTCATTTCTTCTTCAAATCTATCATTTAGTTTATTTATTCTTTTGTTGAGAATTTTATTAGGAAAATATGAAAATATTGCAATATCTTTTAATGAAAATGTATTGATATATATACAATAATCTACATTTGGTATTTTAAAATTTTTTTTTGTTAAATTAATATTATCAGAAATAATAACCGGTATTTTTCCTTCAAATAATTTTTTATATGTATTTATATATTTTGAATCATTATTATTTGGATAATATATAATTACATAATCATTTAACATAAAATAAATTGGCGAAACAATATCCATTACAAATCTATAATATGATTCAAACAAATTTTGAATAATTGAATTGGGTATTTTATTTCCTAAAGAAAGACTAATATTATAATTAAATTTTTTCATTTTTTATTTAAAGATTCTATAAAATTTTGATAATATTCTGATTTCTTTTCCGAATATTTATTATATAAACAAAATAAATTTAGATTAAAATCAATTTTTTTGTATTGGTCAAATGGTAATTTAGTCATTTTATTTTTACAATATTCTTCTATTGTCTTACATCTAAAATGACGTAAATATGCTTTTCCATAATTTATATATGATAGTTTAGATTCATTTCTTTGATGTTTAAATGCTAAAATTTTTCCAGTATTATCAACTATAGTCAAATCATATCTAAAAATTCCTCTTTGTTTATTATTCCCATAAAATCTATTAGGACAATGAGGAGATCCATTTATAAAATCAATATCTTTAGCTTTAGTATTGATAATAGATTTAATATGTTTATTTTCATTAAATAAATATGGATTATGTTTTGGTCCACAAGGTCTAGTAAATCTTTCCATTTGTGGCCTATCATCATAATAAATCAAATCATTATCATCATAGCATAACCAATTAATTTTTATAATATCAACTGATTTAAATTCTGAAAGATACTCATTTATATTTGATACTAAAGTAAAATCTATATATTCATCAATATCACAAAATTGAATCCAATCATAGTCTTTACGATATTTGTCCCAACAATCTTGGAATGCTTCCATTACAGCCGGACCCATTTGGTGTCCTTGCCAAGGAATTACAGTTACAAATCCTTCATCAACATACGGTTGCAATACATCTAAAGGATTCTCTTTTGTATTATGGTCATAGATAAAAATATGACAAAAACCTTTAGATTTTTGCCATTCGATAAATTCTTTGAGATATAAATTCTCTAATATAATTATTGAACAAGAAGCTACTTTCATTAAATTAAAATTATTATTAAATAATAATAAAAGGATATATTTAATATATAGAGGTTTAAATATATATAAATTTATCTAATGTTCAAAAAAATATTTAGTATATTCTCAAAAAATGTAATTTCTAAAAAACCAAAGGAGACATTTTTTCAAAAACTTATAAAAGAAGATACTAATGTATCTATGATGAATTTTTTCCTTATGGCCACATTAGCAGTTGGTGTAATTCTTTTATTTGTGCCTGTTGTTGGAATGTTTGTTGATATTTGGTTTAATCATACTATGACTATCAATTTGTCAGATATGGCATTATATGTTGGTGCTGTTGCAGGTATATTTGCTGCTGGTGGTCTTTCATCATCTTGGACAGAATATGCATATTCGAAGTTTAATGTACCTACTATTACTGAAGAAGATATGGCCAGACGTAATGAAGTAAGAAATTCAATTGAGAATGCTGGTAATGATGAGGAAATAAATAGAGGTTGAAATATAACAACAAAAATATGAAAAAAATATTCCATTATTTAATTATGCAAATTAAAACAGTCATTGACAAAATTTTAAGAATTCAAACTTTAGCGAAGGAAGTGGAAGATGACCTTAAGGAATTAGAAAAGGAACAAACACAACCTGTTAAAGATGAAGAAGTTTCTTATGTAGATGTAGATCAATATAAGAGAACTTATGTAAGAACAATTATGTACTGTGGTTTAACCAGATATTCACCAGATGAATTTAAAAATCTTTATAAAGTAGGTAAGACTGGTACATTTATTGCTGATCCAACTGATGGTTATTGGAATGCTCCTATTACTGAAGCCGATGGCAAGACCCCATGGGTTGTAGCTAATGACTTGATTAAATTAAAGTTAGCTTCTTCAGTTAAAGGTGGCATTGTTGATAATCATGCTACATTAAAAGTTATTGGTACTCCAGTTGTTAACAAATCTACATTATCTATCCGTTATATGGTTACAGCATTTAATCAAGATTGGAGTGGTGTAGTAACTGAACCAGAAGTTTCTTATATTTCTTACAATGAACCAGAACCAGAAGAAATTAGAGATGCTTATATTACTTTTGATGGTTATGATTCATTAACTGGTACAAAACCAAGTTCATTTGTTATAGAAGGAACAGTTATAACATTACCATCTGCTTATAAGAAATCTACTGCTCAATATAACTATACATTTACAGGTTGGAGGAGAGATAATGATGCTAAATTATACAAAGGTGGCGAAAAAGTAACTATTTGGGGTGATTCTGCATTTACTGCACAATTTACAGCTGTTAAGAGAACTTATGTTGTTAAATTAGTTGTAAATAATGGTAAGACTACTAATTCTGTAACAAGAACTGTATTATATGGTAATAAAGTTGCATGGGTAATTAATCCTAATGAAGGTTATGAAATGCCTAAGACTGCAATCAATGGTACCGTTAGTGGTAGAGTTGTTTATTCAAATTATGTATACAACAACATTACAGTAATTGTATCATGTCAACCAGTTGTAACTTATGTTTCATATACTACAGTAGAACCAGATTATTCTAATCTCCCAATGTGGCAAAGACCTCACAAAACTGATCCAGATGTACAAGCTCCTAGATATATTGAAGTAGATATGGCAGACCCTTGGAAAGATTATGCTAAAAATGCTATTAGATGTTTGAATGGATCATTTAAAGAAGAATTCTCAGTATTGAAAAATGATTTAGTAGAATTTGCTGGTCCTATGGGTGATAACATTTGGTTAGGTAAGAAAGAAGGAATAGGTTATGTAATACTTGTTGGTCCTAACTATTCTTATGAAAATAAGAAAGATGTATATACTGTAATCAAGGTTAAAGTATATAATTCAGATAAATATAATAATTCATATGTAGGTTAATGAATTTTAAAAAGATCATACTTGTCACAGGTGCGGCTGGATTCATCGGATCCAGCCTCATTTTTCAACTATTACAAGACGAAAATAATATAGTAGTAGGTGTAGATAATTTGAATAAATATTATGATATACATCTTAAATTAAGAAATATTCGAAGAAATAAGAATGATCGATTTGCCATACTTTATTACGATATAACTAATAAACAACAAATGGATAAATTATTCGATGATTGGGAAATTACAGAAGTATATCATTTAGCCGCACAAGCCGGCGTAAGATATTCTATAGAGCATGCACAAGAAGTAATCCAAACAAATATAGTTGGATTTCAAAATATTATAGAGAATTGCATTAAACATAATATAAAGAAATTAGTTTATGCGTCTTCAAGTTCTGTATATGGTGGTACTGAAGGAGATGAATTGAATTCAGAAGATAAAAAAGTTGATTCACAAAAATCTCCTTATGCCGTAACTAAGAAGTGTAATGAGAATATGGCAGAAATGTACTCATATCTTTATCCTGATATACAAATCAGTGGATTAAGATTCTTTACTGTATATGGTCCTTATATGAGACCTGATTTAGCTATAGGTAAATTTACAAAAGCAATATTAAATGATGAACCTATTGAAGTATATGGTGATGGTACTAAAGAAAGAGATTTTACTTATATAGATGATATTGTTAGAATAATGATGACTATCATGAATAGTCCTAAAAAATGGCATCATGAAGTATTTAATATAGGTTATGGTAGTTGTATTACCGTTAATGAAATGGTAAAAACTATTATCAACTATATTAATCCTAATTATGATAAAGTTATCTATAAAGAAGATGCCGCTGGAGATGTAAACAAAACATTAGCATCTAATAAGAAAATCAAAGAATGGTTTAATGAAGGACCAAAAATTGAAATACATAAAGGTATTCAAAAATATATAGATTGGTACAAGAATAAATAAAGGAGAACTTTAAAGTTCTCCTTTTTATATTTTATTAACACTTATATTTTAATGTGCCTGTGGGCATTCTACATATTGTAGTGTTAATTATTGTTTATATCCACAGAATGGGCAAAACTTAAACTTTGGGTTTATTTTTCTACCACATTCAACACAATATTTTTTCTCTAAATCATTTGATGTAATTGGTTTTCTTGAAGAAGGTAAAATAAGAATAACTTCTGTCTTAAATGGCCAAGATTCAAATTCATTATATACTGTATTGAATTTTTGATTAGAATGGCTTCCATTTTCAATACGTCCAGTTTCCATTTTTTTATTAGCCGGTTGACTTATTGATTTAGCCATACTTCTTGATTTATAATTAGAAGCATTATATGTTGTGGTAGTTGTTGAACCTGTAGTTGCACTGGTAGTAACATAATCATTGTTACATTTATAAGTAGCTGCAGAAGCTGCCACTCCTTGTAAACTATCTAAACTTAAATCGGTTTGACAATAATTTGCTGAATTGCAAAATTCAAAAGTAGGTTGAGCTGAACAAAGTTCTTTTACAGTATTACCGGCATTATAATAAACATCAACATGCCTCCAAGGTTCTGCATTAATTGCATTAATAATATTAGAAGAAAAATATTGTATTTGTTTTTCTTTATAAACCTTGATTTTAATTTTACCATTATTCTTGATAGCTTCTTGGACAGCTTTAGATGTACCAACTTCATAAGTACTAAATAAAAGTTTTGATTCTTTATTTAAATATCTATCAAGCCATACTCTTTCACCTGGACGTAAAACTAATAATTGATAAGTAGAATTAGACTCATCATTGAATTCAAAGCCTACACCAATAGTATAAGTATAAGGATTAAAAATTTGGATTTGGAATTCAGAACCATCTTCCATATAGACGATGCGTTCATTAGAAGAATTTTTGTACTCTTTAAGGAGTGATTTGTTGATAGCTAACTTCGCTATCTTTTCTGTTTCATTTCTGTACATAATGTCATTAAATATATTTTTAATATACTGTTCCTGAACTTTCAAGTCTTTAATTCAACTTTCAAAAGGATCTAAGTCCTCAGTCACAGAAACAAATGATTATATATTTAATAATAGATATTTAAAACAAAAAAAGTAATGATTTCTCATTACTTTTATTTAAATTTTTTCTCATCATCAAAGATTTTGTAAATATCTTCTAGTGAGTCGAAAAATTCATCTTTATGAGGCCAAGGCTTAATATCCACTCTACGTTCAGAACGATTATTTTTTAGAATAAACCATTTACCAGATTTATTTTTATAAATATTAAAGGACCAAAAGTCAGGTTTACCATAATTATAATTAAGATGTAAATTTTTTGGTAATTCTGATTCTATTCCAAAACCAAACCCAACACCATATGCTTCAAATTGCTTTTTGTTTTTGAAATGATCTTCCCATTCTTTTATGGTTTTATCATCTACTCCAACCGCATTATATTCAGGATTATTCTTTGGAAGTCCATAAGGCTTTTGTTCACTTTCTAAAATAAATTCTGTAATGTTTTTCATATTATATTATTTAATTTAATTAAAAATAATATTTAGCAATATTTTTTTTCAAAGATATGTTCGGCAAGTTTCATGATTTCATCTCCTTCTTTATCAGTATTTTCCTTTACCCATTCGATAATTCCAGGCATCTTTGTCTCTTTGAATGCAAGAAACTTAGCTTTCTTCTCCTCTTCAACTACATCAAATGCATTCTCGATATTGATTTTATTGCCTTTCATTTTCAAATATTCCATGAAAGATACAGTGTCACATTTGATAGTCATCTTAGTATCATTGGAATCACCAGAATAAGGAGAATATGAAGTACCATTCTTACCAATAGAGAAGTCATCTACAGTAGTTGCTTCCACAATTGCAATCATTTCCTTCTTGTACTGCTCAACAATATTGTCTAAATCCAAGAACTTGACAAAATCAGCGGTTACTGTCTCAATTCTGTTGGTGGTTGGATCATAAATCTTAGCATGACGTGTAGTTGTTGTTCCATAGTCATTATTTGATTTCCAAAGCTTTACTCCCCACTGATATGACTTAGTGAATGTTCCAACAAGAAAACCAATTCCCTTCCACTTACGACCACGAGTTACCTCAACACGAAGTCCAAATGGAGCGATCTTAGCAAATGTATCTCCCCAGATATCATCGAACTTGAACTTCTCAAACTGCTTGATCATCTCAAACTTCTTGAAGCTAAAGAGTTTTTCATGATCCACATATCCATTCAGGTCAGCTTCTTCAAGGGTCTGGCACTCATAACAACCATATCCAGGACAAGCAAACCTTGTAGTCCACTGATCATAGAAGAAATTCCCGGTCACATTATTGTAGTAGGTAAAATCACAATCATCATCTTCATAACGACCATGATAGTTGTAACCAACCATAGAAATATTTTCCTTTCCATACTCCTTGATTGCTTTTTGAACTGCTGTAAGAATTTCTGTCATAATTAATATTATTTGTTTTACAAATATAATATAGAAATTTCTATAAAAAATTCAAACAATATATATAAAAAATTCAAACAATATATAAAAAAATCCACCTACTTTCACAAGCAAGTGGATTCAAAAGGTAATGTTTTCATCCAGGTCTCATCAGTGTATAATTTTATAGTCTCCCTGGCTGACTATTTTATTTATTGTTTAATCCCAAACACCTCGTCGTTCTAAAAAATCTTTACGTTCTTTCCAATATTCAGAACGTTCCTTCTCATCTTCCTTCCAATACCAATCAAGGAATTTACCATAAGTTTGCCATTTATATTTAAGATCTTCTAATTCTTTTTTAGAATGTATAAATATTGGGTGCCCATTATTATAACTATCATTTTCGTCAAATTTATATGAAATAACACCATTAAAGAATCTTACTGGTTGATGCCAAGATGTACTATGTTTCTTCACAATTCCAAATTTAATCAATCCCCAGAACCAATTATATTCTTTATAATATCTTAAGTCTTGATCAGGACTAAACCTGTATTCTAATACATGGGCATCACTATCTCCATAAGGAACAGCTCGTAATTCGATCTTTAAGTTTCTTTCGTTATTATTCATATTTAATTGTTCTTGACGAAATTACCTTATTTATTATTTATTTACAATATAAATATAGAATAATATATAAAAAATTCAAATAAAAATAAAGAGAAGTTACCTAAGTAACTCCTCCTTTTCAATTTTATGTTTAAGTACTTCAGGAAGTCCACCTTCCCAAACTGCTATTGATGTCATTTTATCTCCTAAATCTGGTTCATAAAATTGTTCAAATGATTTTGCCCCATATTCATTCAATAGTTTCCACCATTTATTAATGTCAACTGATAAATATATTAAATAATCATTATTCCAATCCCATAATATGTTATGTTCTCCACCTTTGTTAGTCTCATAATATTGGTATCTTACCCAATCGGCAACTGCATGGCCACCTTGAACCGCCCCATAGATAGGATCTAAATTTTTATCAATAAGTATATATAATTTATTTTTCATATTTTTCTTTAAGCCTTTTTAATTCTTTAAGCTCTTGTTCTTTTTGATATTGTTCTTTTTCTGCAAGATCTTTTTCTTTCTTTTTATTTTTTTCAAGTATAAGATTAGAAACATATTCTTTTAGTTCATCATCAGAATAAGTAAGTAACTTAATATCGAAATATTTAGTATGATGTTCATGTCCTCCATAAGACCAATATTCATCTCCTTCGCATCTAACAGAATCTTCATCTATATAGAAATCATCAACATACATAAAATTATTATCATAATGTCTTAACTCATTACAAATATCTGAGCATGCATCTTCAAATTTATCACGAAGTTTTAAAAACTGTTTTAACTCTTCTTTTTTCATAATTTAATCTTCATTAAAATCATCTAAATAAGTAATTGACCAATATCCTTGTGAAGCATAGTTCATTGAATAATCATTTTCATCTTCTCCATAGCAAAGTAATACAGGATATTTCTTAAAATCTTTTATTTCTAAATAATGATTTACTTTGTGTCTATTCCAACTATCAATAAAGTTCTGTGCTTCTTTTTCATTATGAATTAAAATCTTATCATAAAGTTCCATATTATTTCAATTTTACTTCGTTATCAACTATTTCAAAATTATTCTCAGCAAACTTATTATATATACTTATTACTTTTTTCTTGAAGTTTGGTATTGCTTCATATTTCATACAGCCTTCACCACCGCCATAATACCCATAATTTTGTGCATACCAAAGCATATTCCAGCATTTGCATATGATTTCTGAATCTAACCATGCATGAAGTGCTCTGTTGTCAACTAATTCTCCATTCTCAAAATCACAACCAATACGATGCTTGAACATATAGTAAGCTACATATACATGATGGTGATGCCCATATTCAGCTTGTTTAATATATTGTTTGAATGCTAAATATTGTTCTTTAGTTGTAGCATTTATTGAGAAATCTTCTTTACTGTAAGTCTGACAAAATTCATCGCTTGACTTAACTAAATCTATTCTGAAATTGTTTTCTTGTGTATTCATATTATTATCGTTTATTTATTTGTTATAAAATATGTTTCATCCATACATAATTAGCATCTTCATTATCGTAACAAAAATCATTATATCCATGATTAGCATACCAATTATGTACCCAAGATGATTTTATCACTTTCAAACAGATTACAGTGTAATTGTATTTCTTGGCTTCTTTATTAACAAGTTCAAGTATTTTGTTGCCAAGTCCACAACTTCTTGCCGATTGTTCTACTTTTACATTTGATAGATACATAGTATTTTTATCATCATTATAAGCATATAGAGCAAATCTGCAACAATCATTCTTGTAATAGTAAATTATACCCCAATCTGTCGTTTCTTTTGTGATATCCATATTTATTTATTTGAAATTATTGAATATAAATGCACTTCTGGGCATTCAATATTATACTCTTCACATTTTTTCTTGTAATAATTCATTGCATTGCGAATAATTACATCACCATGTGTTTTACCTTTATCACTTCCATATTCTATTACTTTATCCCAATTTTCAGCAAACCAAGATTCTGGGTCACTATCTTTGTAATAGTCTCTAAAAGATTGCACATCTCTGTTAGCCCAGTATTTTAAACCGTGCTTAACCCAACGATAATAATATAAAAGATTATTGATTTTATACGCCCTATTAATAATTTCTTCTACTATATCTCCTAAACTCTTTCCTTTAGGACGATTTGCAAGTTTACGAGTTTTCTTTTGCTCTCTTTGTTCATTTGCGAGTTGAGCAATCTCAGCTTTCATAGCATTAACTAATGCATTTCTAAATTCTTTGTTTTCCATAATTGTAAATATTTATATGATTTTATAAATGATTTGATGTTCAATGAATCTTTTCTGTTCAAACAAAAATGAACATCATAAAAATGTTGAACAGATTCTATAAAATCTATTTACGGAAAACCTCTAATTTCAATCTACCAAAACTGTGTCATAATTACTTAATTTTTATTTGTTAGTATTAAATGGTTGCCTCCACCAAAAGGAGTTTTGCTTAGGAACTTTAACCAAATCGTGATCCCAGTAGGACTCGAACCCACCTCAGCTGGTTTAGAAGCAGCGGCACAACCTCTGTACCATGGGACCAAATTTGTCAATAACCTTTATAACTATTAGGAATTTCACCTAAACCTGCACCTCTACCGTACCCGTGCTAAATTACACCATAGTAGTTATTGACAGTTCTAATATAGTAATTAAAATATAAAATTCAAATATTTTAATACATATTGATACAACAAATTTTGCACGGGATGAAGGAATCGAACCCACATCTGCGGTTTTGGAGACCGATATTCTACCGTTAAACTAATCCCGTATAAAAAATCGAGTAAATTTGCGAGCTACGGACTAGAGAAACTTCGGCTTTACGAAGATTGCATTACCACATTGGGTTTTACCTCCTGTTGCGTTGCGCCTTATGAGCTCTCACGAAACTCAACTCC